TCGACCTGACCCTCATCCAGCAGGCCACCACCGGCCTGTCCGCGGTGGCCACATCCAACGCCTACACCGACGGCACGCCGACCGCGGCCGAGCTGTACCCCAAGACGCTGCAGGCCGCAGCCGGGGTTGAGGCGGCGATGCTGGCGCTCGGCGTGCCGGACCTCGCTGTGATGCACTCGCGGCGCTGGTACTGGATGCAGTCCCAGCTGTCCTCCAGCTGGCCCCTGATCCAGCAGAACACCCTCCCGTTGCAGTCCGGTGGCCTGGCCGACGCCCGGTCCCGGTACGGCGACGGCGTCCGCGGGGTTTTGCCCTCCGGCCTGGCCGTGATCGTGGACAACAACATCGCCACCAACCTCGGTGCCGGCACCAACGAGGACGAGATCTACGTCGTCTCCTCCAACGAGTGCCACCTGTGGGAGTCCCCCGGGGCGCCGATGTTCATCCGCGCCGAGCAGCCATCGGCAGGCGCCCTCGGTGTCCTGCTCGTGCTCTACAGCTACTTCGCGTACACGTTCCAGCGGTACGCCGGTGGCATGCAGAAGATCAACGGCACCGGCCTGGTGACCCCGACCTTCTGATCCGACTGACCGCCGGCCGACCCGCGCCCCGGGTCGGCCGGCGGTGCCCCCACCAGCCGTCCACGTCGACAGGAGATCACCATGGCCGAGCAGGCCAAGCCGGGCCCGGGCCCGGACAGCAACCAGGAGCTGCGGAAGGCCGCCGCGAAGCGGGCCGCCGCCGAACGGGCATCCACCGGGGCTGCCGCCCCGGCCGCTGATGAGCGCGGCCAGGTGACCCGCTGATGGCCGCCCGGGAGCGGGAGCCGGTCACCCTGGTCGGCCAGGCGCCGGCCGAGACCGACAGCCGGCCCTACGCCCAGCGGATCCCCCAGGCACAGCTCGACGACGAGATCCGCGCCCTGCTCGAGGAGCGCGGCACCTACCAGGCCAAGCCGCAGGACTGGGCGCCGAGGGCGTCCCGGATCGGCGACGTCGACGAGCAGATCCGCCTCCGCGGCGGCACCGTCCCGAAGGGGGACTGAGCATGTCCAAGGCTGGGTACAGCGCGCCGTCCGGCGCGGCGGTCGCGCTGGTCGCGGCGACCGCGAAGACCGTGATCGGGGTCGTGGCGCCCGCGCAGTTCGGCGTCGACTTCCTCGGCTACGAGATCGCCCTCGACGGGGCGACGTCCACAGCGATCCCACCGACGGTGGAGATCTGCTACTGCACGTTCGCCACGAACCCGCCGGGCACCAGCTCGACGACGATCACCCCGCAGCAGATCTACGGTCGGGCGATCACGGCGGGGTTCACCGCGGCGTACAACTGGACGGCGGAACCGACCGTCCTGACGCCGATCGCGACGTTCACCGAGCCGGCGTTCAACGGGCTCCTGGTCCAGCGGTTCGCGATCGGCCAGACCCCCGACAGCGCGGTGTCCAACGGGTTCGCGATCCGGATCACCGCCGCCGCCGCCGTCAACGTCCGCCCGACCGTCTACTTCGAAAGGTGTTAGGAATGACCGCCGAGGAACTGCTGAACGCCGTCGCCGCGTCGGGTGCGGCGATGAACGTGCTGGACTCCCCCGCCTGCTACGTGGAGGCGGCGCGGCCACCGGCCACGCACCCGCCGGGCACCAGCGTCGCCGGGGTCCGCCTCGACGGCACCCTCATCCTGGACGGCGACGGCCGCCCCGTGGATGAAGGTGCCCCGGCACGGACCCTGGGCGATCTGATCCGCGCAGCGCTCGGCTGAGCCTGCACGTCATCTGAGCTGAGAGGACAGGGACGATGCCCGGCTACCAGTCCACCCTGGTTGAGGCCCAGATCGACGGGACCGCCGTCGCGAACACCACGACGGAGACCACGGTCCTCCCCGCCGTCGCGAAGATCATCCTCCCGAGCGGGTACATCAACCGGATCGGGAAACGGTTCATCGTCCGCGCCTCGGGGCGGATCTCGAACATCGTCACCACCCCCGGCACCCTGACCCTCCGGGTCAAGCTCGGCCCGACCGGGAACATCGCGGTGGCCACGTCACAGGCGATCAGCCTGAACGTGGTGGCGAAGACGAACGTGGGCTGGTTCCTCGACCTCGGGCTGACGGTCCGGGCCATCGGATCAGGCACGACCGCGACGATCATGGCGCAGGGGACGTGGCAGTCCGAGTCCGTCGTCGGGTCCGGGGTTCCCACCGCCGGCGGAGCCGGGTCCGCGATGTGGCAGGCAGCGACCCCGGCGGTCGGTACCGGGTTCGACAGCTCCGTCGCGAACCAGATCGACCTCACCGCACAGTGGTCGATCGCGAACGCCGGTAACAGCATCCAGCTGCACACGTTCGCCCTCGAGGACCTCACCACCACCCCCTGACGGGCTGAGGGGGTAAGGCCGTGCCGGCACCGACGTTCGTCTCCTACGCCGACTCCGGGTGGACCACCAACCTGGCGAACGGCACCACCCTGTCGGTGTCGGTCACCGTCCAGCCCGGCGACATCATCATCGCCTTCCCCGGCGTCGAAGCCGGCGACGCCGAGATGTCCGCCGCCACCGGTGGCGGCCTGCCGTGGACGGCGTGCCCCCCGAAACCGAACACCGCGAACGACGGGAACTTCGCCGACGCGTTCGCCTGGTGGACGAAGGCCCAGACCCCGGCCACGTTCAACGTCCAGTCCACCCTCACCTCCAGCCTGGCCCGGTACTGCGGGATGGGCGTCTTCGTGTTCCGGGATTCCGCCGGGGTCGGGTCGTTCTCCGGGATCCTGGACGGCGGGATCGTCCCGGCCCTGGACCTGACCACCGCCCGCGACGACTCCGCGGTCATCGGGTTCACCACCGAATGGAATTCCGTCCCGATCACCAACCGGGTCTGGAAGACCATCAACTCCATCACCCCCACCAGCGGGAACGGGCTGGAGAAGGCCGCCGCCTCCACGAACCCCGGCAGCTTCAACTGGACCGTCTTCCTCGCGTACTGGGACAACGCCGGCCCGGCCGGGACGAAGACGACCGGGCTGACGACCAGCCCGGACAACTGCAAACCGACGATGGTCGCCGTCGAGGTCCTCGGCCCCGACCCGGGCACCCAGGTCACCCCGTCGGTGCCGTGGCTGTCCAGCGCCCCGAATCCGGTCCCGACGGCGGCGCCGCTCGCCGCGCCCCGCGTGTCATCCGACGAGACCCCCGCGGCCGCGGCTCCTACCGATGATCTGCCGCCGGCCCCGCTCGTCGTGCAGGCGCCCAGCCTGGCCCGGTTCGGTGGCCTGGCCATCGTCGGTGGCAGCGTCCGCGTCGACCCGACGGCCGCCGACGACCCGCCGGCCCCGCCGGCCACTGTCGCGACCCCACCCGCCCGGCCTGCGGCGGCCGGTCAGGTCCTGACCCTGGCGGGCCGCCTCGACCCCCCCGCCGACACCACCAGCCCCACACCGGCCACGGTGGCGGTACCGGCCGCCGGCACGCGGCCCGCCGCCGGCCGGGTCGTGGCGCTGTCCGGGACCGTCGAAACCGTCCGCCCGGTCCCACCGGTGGTCGCCGCGGTCCCGGCGGCCCCGCCCCGGCCGGCCACCACCTCGCTCGGCCGCAGCCTGGTGGACCCACCGCCCGCGCTGGACACCCCGGCCCGCCCGACGGTGGTGACACCGCTACAGCGCCCCTCGGCGGCCGCCGTCTCGACCAGGTGGACGGGCGCCGACCCCGCCGCGACGGTGGAGACGCCCGCGCCACCCGTCATCGTCCCGGCCGCCGTCCGGCCGCCGGCGCCCGGATACCTGACCGTTCTGCGCGGCCCGATCGACACCCCGGCCGCAGCCGGCACCACCCCGACAGCGACGATCGTGCAGCCCGCGCTGCGACCGGCCGGCGCCGGGCAGCCGTCCGCCCTGATCCTGGCGGGCCGCGGCGACCTCACCGCCGACGTCACCCCGACACCGACCATCACCCCACCGGACCCCGGCCGGGCAGCGTCCCCGAAGCCTGGTGTCGGCCTCGTCGTCCGCGGGTACGTCGAGACCAGCGGCCGGGTCACCCCCGTCGTCGTCACCCCCGCCAGCCGCCATCCGGCCACCGGGCCGGGCACCGTCCTGGTGCTCGCCGGGCGCCTGGACCCGGCACCCGCACCGGCGACCCCCACCACCCCGGTCGTGACCCGGGGCATGCCGCGGCGCCCGCATCACGGGCTGATCCTGACCGGCCGCACCCTGATCGACACCCCCGCCGTCCTCGTCACCGCGGGGACCGTCACCGGCACCACCCGCACCGGCGCTCACGTCGAGGTCGGCGCCGGTACCGCGGCGGCCGCCGGGATCAGCAGCCGCGGTGGCACCGCCGTCCTCGGCGGGATCCGCGACCAGAGCACGACGACCGGGACGACCAGGACGGGCGGAGGTGTCACCTGATGCCCCTCGAAGTCGGCTCCGTCATCCCCTTCCAGTTCACCGTCCGCGACGCCGGCGGCACCCTGGTGAACCCCACCACGATCAGCGTGACCATCACCCGCCCCGACGGCACCAGCCCCGCCGTGGTGAACCCGACGAACCCGCCGGCGGTGACCGGGATCTTCCCCGTCGACCACACCGCCACCATGGTCGGCCTGTACTGGGCGGCCGCGACGACCACCGGCCCCACCGACGTGTCCCCGGCGCAGTCGTTCTACGTCCACGCCCCCTCCGACACCGTCACGATCGTCGCGCTCGCGGACTGCAAGGAGCACCTGCGGATCTCCGGGACCGGGGATGACGACAAGCTCCGCCGGATGCTGGTGACGGCGACCAGCATGTGTGAGAAGCGGACCGGCCGGTGGCGCCGCGCCACCGTGACCGAGACTCACGACGGGGGCCGCAGCCAGCTCCTGCTCCGCGAACCGAACATCGTGTCCATCACCACGGTCACCGAGTCCGGGACCGCCCTCACCGCCGGCGACTACGTCCTGGACCGGGCCGCCGGCCTCCTCACCCGCGGCTCCAGCACCAGCCCGTCATGCTGGGCGTGGGGCATCCAGAACGTGGCCGTCGCGATGGTCGCCGGGCCGGACGACCAGGTGATCCCCGACGACATCCAGCTGGGCGTCAAGGAGCTGGTCCGGCACCTGTGGGACACCCAGCGCGGCGGCATGGAACTGCCCGCCGGTGGCGCCGAGTCCGGGTTCGGCGACTTCGGGGTGAACACGTTCTCCATCCCCCGCCGCGTCCTCGAACTGTGGCATCCATGGATGCGGGACCTGCCCCGCGGGTTCGCCTGAGATGGCCTCCACCAGGTGGCCCGACGTCATCACCGCGCTGGTCACCCTGATGCGCGCGACCAGCGGATACCGGGCGCCTACCGTGCCCGGGACCGGCGTCCCCGTCTATGACGGGCCGCAGGCCGCGGTCGAGGGCGCGCACACCGAACCCCGGTCCCTGATCATCGGGTGGCGCCCGCAGTCCGACCAGGCCGGGGAATCCGAGCAGATCGTCGAAGTGCTGGCCGCGACCACCCGGCCCCGCACCGAAGACGGCGCCGTCTGGTGCACCGCCTCGGCGGAGAGCGGCGACAGCGACGGCCTGGCCACCGTCCGCGGCCAGGCCTTCGCCATCCTCGCCGACGTCGAAACCCTGACCCGCACCAACCCCGACCTGTCCCTCGGGTCGGCGTCCGGGTTCCGGTGGGCCCACGCCCCCTCGCAGGTCGCCGTCACCCAGCTCGCCACCAGCCAGGGCATGGCCTGCCAGCTCGTGTTCTCGATCACCTACAAGGCGAGGATCCCGTGAAACGACTCCGCAACATCAACCCGCTCGGCGCCATGCACCTACCCGTCCTCGGCGTCGATGTGGAAGCCGGCGCGGTGTTCGACTGCCCCGACGACCTCGCCGGCCGGCCCCCGTCGGTCAGCCTCGACGACGACGGCCAGGAGGTCACCGACCTCGGCGAGGGCCTCCTGGCGCAGGTCGGGAACTACGAGGTCGCCGGAGAGGGTGAGAGCTGATGGGCACGCTGCTCGACGCGCAGGTCGGTCACGTCCGGGAATCCACCTGGGGCACCCCGCTGACGGTGACCCGGTTCAACGAGTGGGACGCCTCCGGCGGCATCAAGCACGACGCCGGCGTCAAGCAGGCCAACCCGGTCCGGGTCGGCGCGATCGGTGACCGCGCCGACCGGGAATACACCGCCGGGAAACGCGGCAAGGGCACCCTGAAGTTCCCGCTCATGACGAAGGGGTTCGGGCTGTGGCTGGAGTCCTGCTTCGGCGCCTCCACCTCGACGCTGGTGTCCGGGTCGACGTTCCAACAGGTCCACCAGTTCATCCGCACCGGCACCGTCCTGCCGCCCCTGACCATCCAGCAGGGCCACCCCCGCCCCGACGGGACCGTCGACCCGTACACGTACACCGGCTGCACCGTCGACTCCTTCGAGATCGAGCAGGCCCTCAACGACGTCGTCATGCTCACCGTGAACATCGACGCGAAGGACGTCTCCACCGCCACCGGCCTCGCCTCCGCCGCCTACCCGGCCGCGCATTCCCTGTACGAGTTCGACCAGGCCGTCACCACCCTCGGCGGCACCCTCACCCCCCCGACGACCACCGCGCTCGCCTCGATCTCCAGCGGCACCCTCGTCACCGGGTGGCGGTCCATCAGCATGACCGCGGACTCCCAGATCACCGACGACCGGTGGGGCATGCACGCCGGCGGCCGGAACCAGCCGACCTACCGATCCCGCAACGTCAACCTCAAGGCGCAGGTCGAGTACGACTCGACGACCCTGCGGGACGCCTACCTGAACCGCACCACCCTCCCCCTGCTGATCACCTGGACCACCAGCGAAGCCCTCTCCAGCGGGTTCGCGACCCTGCAGCTGGTGATCCCGGCGATGCGGATCACGAACGACTTCCCGCCGGAACCCACCGACGGGGACGTCCCGGTCATCGACCTGGAGGCCAAGGTGTTCGACAACCTCACCGCCATGGCCTACGTCGTGCTCCGCACCTCCGACAGCGCCCTGTAGCCATGCCGGTGGAGGTACACCTGCAGGGCCGCGGCCTGGCCGAGCTCCACCAGCTGGGTGCCGCGTTGAAGGCGGCGCCCCGGGAACTGAAGCGGGAACTGCCGCGGGCGATGAAACAGGTCGCGCTCCCGATGGCCCGGGAGGTGAAGACCACCGGCGCCGGCCGCCTCCCGAAACGCGGCGGTCTCGCCGCCTACATCGCCTCCGCCCGGATCACGATCAAGACGCGCACCACCGGCCGGCAGGCCGGCGTCCGCATCGAAGGCGGGAAGACGAAGACCGGCGGGAAGGTCGATCTCCCTCACATCGACGCCGGCGCCCTCCGCCACCCCGTCCGTCAACGGTCGGTGGAGAAAGCCGCCGGCCGTAAACCGTTGTGGGTGTCCCAGTCGGTGGAGCCGGGGTTCTGGTCCGAACCCACCGAGCACGCCGCCCCCCACCTCAGAGAGCAGGTCCTCGCTGTGATCGACACACTGCTGGCGAAGATCAAGGCAGGCGGCTGACGTGGCGCGGCGGGTGAAATTCCGCGGCGACTGGTACAGCATCCCGGACCGCCCACTGCTCGCCGAGCTCGCGTACGTCGAGGGCAAGCTGGACGCCGACTTCGACGACCTGCACTCGGCGCAGGCGCTTCTGGCGCTGACGTTCATGGCGGTGAAACGGGTCCGCCCGAAGCTGCGGTGGGATGAGATCGCGTCCCTGCCGTTCGAGGACCTCGACATCGAGGGCGACGACCAGGACGACGACGACCAGGAGGGTGAGCAGGCGCCCACCCCTCCCGACGGCGGGGCCGGCTCAGCGACCAGCGAGCCGCCTACCTCACCGGACTCTGCCACGAGCTCGGCTGGCGACCCGCCGACGTCGACGCCCTGACCGTCCCGGAGTTCTGGGCGTTCTGCGACCTGTTCGACCAGCTGAAGACGGCCGGCGCTCTCCGAATGCAGCAAGGGAGGCGGGGACCGTGGCTGACCGCAGAGTCGTCACCGACCTGATCGTCAACGACCGCGGGTCGAAGGCCTTCGACAAGGTCGCCGACGGCGCCGGCCGCGCCGAGGGGAAGCTGAAGAAGTTCGGGGCCACCGCGAAAGCCGGGATCGCCGGCGCCGCGGTCGGCGCCGCCGTCGGTATCGGTGCGCTCGGCAAGCAACTGTTCGACGCCGCGGTCGGCGTCGAGGCGATGGGCAACAAGGCGAAGGTCGTATTCGGGAAGCAGTTCGACCGGATGCAGGCCACGACCAGCGATTTCACCGAGAAGCTGGGCCTGACGAAGAACGAGGTCCTCGGCATGGAGGCCGGTTTCGGTGACCTCCTGATCCCGATGGGGTTCACGCAGTCGAACGCGGCGGACATGTCGTACGAGTTCACGCGGATGACGGGCGTGCTGGCCCAGTGGTCGGGTGGGACGAAGTCCGCCGCCGACGTCCAGGACATCCTCGGGGACGCGCTCACCGGGGAGTACGACTCCCTGAAGAGCCTGGGCGTGCAGATCGACGCCGACCGGGTGAAGACCCTGCTCCACGCGGCGGGCAAGGACAAGCTGACCGGCTCGGCGCGCAAGCAGGCCGAGGCCGAGCTGGTCCTGAAGGAGATCACCCGCCAGTCCAGTTCGGCCGTCGACTCCTACGCCAAGGGCACGAACAAGCTGGGCCTGGCCAAGAACCGGTTGTCCTCCAAGCTGAAGCAGGTCAAGGAGGACCTGGCCGCCAAGCTGATCCCGGCGTTCGCGAAGGCCGCCGGGTGGGTCGCGGACCGGCTGATCCCCGCGGTGAGCCGGCTCGCGGCGTGGCTGGGGCCCCGGCTCCGCCCCATCGTCGCCGCGGTCCGCTCGGCGTTCACGTCGTTCACCGGCGCGCTGCGCGGCAACGGGCAGACCGCTGTCCAGCTGCGGGAGATCGCCGGGAAGCTGCGGGAGGCGTGGCAGCACATCCAACCCGTCGTCGCCGTCCTGGCCCGGGTGTACTTCGCGCAGCTGCGGACCGTGTTCCGGGCGATCGGCGCGGTCCTACGCGGCGTCGTGATCCCCGCCGTGTCCGCCGGGCTATCGATCTTCAACCGGCTGGCGCGGGCGGTGGAGTCCGCGGTGAACCGGATCCGGACGGCGTGGTCGAAGATCCCGAAGTTCTCCCTCCCGTCGGTGGACGTCCCGTTCTTCGCCTCCGGTGGTGAGATGCGCCGCCCCGGCCTGGCCGTCGTCGGGGAACGCGGCCCCGAGCTGGTGGCCCTGCCGGGCGGTTCGCGGGTGTTCTCCAACAGCGATTCCAAGGCGATGGTCGGCGGGGGCCGCGCGGTCGGCGGCGGCGGGGACACGCACATCCACGTGCACGTCGCCCGCGGGTTCATCGGCAGCCCCCGGGAGCTCGCCGCCGCGCTGCGGCAGATCACCGTGGACGCCGGCGCCCGCGGGTTCGCCTGATGGCCGCCGGCCTGCCGTCCTACCTGGTGGAGATCGAGTTCACCGCCGGCGTGTGGACGGCCGTCACGGCGGACGCCCGGCAGGTTCACATCAAGCAGGGCCGCGACACCACCGTGTCGGACTGGGCGCCCGCCTCGTGCACGGTGGAGATCTGGAACCCGGCCGACGCCACCACGAACCAGGTGCAGCACTACACGCCCGACAACCCGCTGAGCAGCTACTACCCGAACGTCGTGCCAGGCAAACGGGTCAGGGTCACCGTGACCGGTCACTCCATCGCCGCGGCTGACCAGCGCCGATTCTCCGGCTACATCGACTCCTGGTCCTACGACCCGGGCACCGGGATCTCCGACGCCACCGTCACGATCGAGGCGTCCGACGGGCTCGCGCAACTGGCGACCCGCACCCTGATGACCGACGTCATCGAGCAGTCCCGCTCCGACGGCGTCACCTTCGGCCTCACCATCGACGCGTACCCCTTCGACGACCGGGAGACCAGCAGGACGGCCAGGAACCTCGGCTGCGTCGCCGGGGACCTGGACGCCCCCCACGGCCCCGGCCGGGTGTACAAGCCGTCCACCGGCGGCGGGTCGATGCGGTTCCTGCCACCGGAGGAGTCGCTGCTCACCGACGGGATCCTCGAGGTCCGCGCCACCGACGCGAAGATCTCCCCGGTGCTGATGCTGCAGCGCCGCCCGGAGGAACTGTGGCTGTCCATCCAGTGCTGGTTCCGCACCACGCAGAAGCTGGCGTCCGGGTTCTCCACGATCCTGGCCGGATACGACTCTGAGGATCAGTTGTACTGGCGGGTCGTGCTGCGCACCTCCGGCGGCAACGTGCAGCTGGAGGTCGACAACAGCGCCGGCACGTCGGTCCTGCAGTTGAACAACGCCAACCAGCCTTACGCCTCCCCCAGCGTCGCGAACGGGTCCTGGTGGTTCTTCGAGCTCTGGTCGAGCACCGGCACCGACATGAACAGCCAGTTCGGCAACGACATCGCCAACGCGGCCGCCGGCGCCGCCACGGGCATCGCGATCTCCAACACCGTCAGCGTCGCGGTCGGCGGGCAGATGAACCCGAAGAGCCTCGGGAAACCCGCGAACTGCTCCAGCGTCGACCTGGCCGGGCTGATCCTCAACCAGGCCATCGCCTACAACAGGCACCACTGGGCGATCCCCCTGGACACCAGCTTCCAGGCCTCCACCGCCGCCAGCAGATGGCTGGACCTGGCCTACTACGCCGCGAACGAGTCACCGTTCCTGATCGCCGACTCAGCCGACGGCGACGGATCCCAGAAGGTCGCCCGGATGGGGATCCGCGGCTCCAGCATCGGCGAGCAGATGGCCCGCCTGGCCCGCACCGTCGGCGGGGTCGCCTACTGGTCCCACAATCTGGAGCGCATGTACTTCCGGACCGGTGCCTCGTGCCGGCCGGTGACCCCAGTGGTCACAGTGACGCTCGGCGCGGACGACGACGGCGTGGGCGGCGCCTCGATGGAATGGGTCACCGATGTGGCGTCGGCGCCGACCCGGTACACCGCCACCAGCCCGGCCGGGAACAAGACGAAGATCGACAGCACGCGGGAACTACTCGGCCAGCGCCGCGAAGGTTCCACCATCGACACCGTCGCGATCACCGACGACGACGCCGGCACCGTCGCCGCGTTCGCGTTGCGCCAGTCGACCCGGCTGCGGCTCGGGAAGCTCCGCGTCAACCTCCCCTCGGCCGCGAACGACCTCTACGCCGCGATGCTGTCGCTCTACCCGACCGCCAGGGTCCGGCTCACCGGGATCCCGGTCGGGATGGTCGGGTTCTCCTACGTCGACGGGTACGTCCTGGGCTGGACCGAGACGTACACCCACGAGGCCGCGGTGTGGGAGCTGGACCTCTCACCGGCCGACCCCCCCGAGGCGCGCGTCGATGACGACGAGTACGGGCGGGTCTCCGGGTCCGGGTCGGTCCTGAACGGTGCGCTCACCTCCTCCGGCACCACGGTGGCCATCACCCCACCGGCCGGGACCACCTGGTCCACGACGGCCGGGGACTACCCCTGCGACGTCCTCGTGCACGGCGAACGGATCACCCTCCCCTCCGCCCCGGCCAGCGGGTCCGCGCCGTCCTGGACAGGCTGCACCCGCGGCGTCGCCCCCACCGCGGCGGCCGCGCACGCCACCAGCTCAGCGGTCGACCTCTGGCACGCGGCGACCGTCCCGATCTGAGAGGACCACCACTGCGATGGCGTACCCGAGCGCGGCGAGGACCTGGGCGGCGGCGGAGAAGATCACCGCGGCCCGGCTGAACGACATCCGCGACCACCTCACCGCATTGCGTCAGCCGCCGTTCGTCCAGGCGTACGACGGGGCCGGCGTCGCGTGCGCGAACGCCACGTCCACCCTGATCACCTTCGACTCCGAAGCCAACGACAACGGCGCCACCTACGACGGCGCCCTGCACTCCACCAGCTCCAACACCAGCCGGATCAACCTCACCACCCCCGGCGTCTGGGCGATCAGCGCCTATTACGCGCTCCCGTCCGCCACGTACACCGCGCAGGTCCTGAACCTACGGATGAACGCCGCCGGGTCCAGCTCCGGCGGGACGTCGCTGCGGTCCGCGCCGTTCGACCCGCTTCAGGCGCCCCGGCTCCTGCTGGTCCGGGAGTACACCTCCGCCAGCGACTACGTGGAGATGTTCGTCAGCCAGACCTCCGGGGCGTCCCGGACCACCAGCACCGGCAACAACGTGACCGGCATCAGCGCGTGGCTCCTCTCCGCCACCTGACCAGGAAGGACCCTCGTGGAAGCGCTCGAGTACCCCTACGGCGAGGCCACCGGTGAGATCCCGATCGGGGCGTGCCTGCCCATCGAGGTCCCCCGCACCCGCCAGGTCAGGACCGTCGCCGGGGACCTGGTGGAGGTCCTCGACGGCGGCGGCGTCACCATCACCCACGTCGAGGGCGCCGGTGCGCTCACCACGTGGACGCTGGAGCCGTCCGTAGCCCACGAAGACAAGGGGCCCCGCGGCGCCGAGTTCGCACCCGGAGGAAGCAGCAACATCGCCGGTGTCGTCGTCGTCCACTCCGGGCACGTCACTGCCCGCTCCGCCGACGGCGACACCCTTCACCTCGGGCCAGGCCGGTGGATCCTCCGATGACCTACCAAGTGATCAAGACGACGACAGGCCAGACCCTCCCACCGCTGGAGTGGGTGGAGCTCACGCCCGGCCGGATCACCCCGCCGGACGTCGAGGTCCTGCAGTGGCTGGTGCAGCTGCACCTGACGCTCCCACCGGAAGCGGCGCTCCGCCCCACCTACGTGAAGTTGCAGTGGTGCCGGCACCCGGCCGGCGCGCCGGTGGACACCACCGGCACCACGACTCTCGCCGTCCCGACGGCGCTCACGTCCTGGCAGGGCTCCACCAGCTGGACGTTCCACGCCGACCCTGACGTCAAGATCAGTGTCCGGGCGTACCACAACGCGCCGGCATCGCTGGTCTCACCGGAACGGCAAGTCAAGTACCTGACCATCCCGGCAGCCTCCTGATGCGCCGGGCAGCGCTCGCCGCCATCCGCGTCTACCAGCGGCACCTGACGTCCCGGACGGCGCGGTGCGGCATGTCGCCGTGCTGCTCGCAGTACGCCCTTCGCCGGGTCCCGGCCGCCGGTGTGCACCGGGCCGCGGCGGAGGTCCTGGCCAGACACCGCGCCGAGGCCGGCCCCAAACGGTGGGAGCGGGCCCGGCTCGCCACGGCGCCGTGGCTGCTCGCCTGGACCGTGACGGTGCAGCTGCTCCACCCGCGGTCGGAGGACCTCCGCTGCGGTGACCGCAAGGTCTGACCTGCACCAATCCCCCCTCGCCCATCCCTCATCCCCTGGAAGGGGTTCCTCATGCGCGCCCGGAAACTGCTCGCCACCCTCACCGCCACCCTGGCCCTGCTGCTCGGGGTGATCGCCGCGCCACCCGCGCAGGCCGCCAACAACGGCAGCCACTACCACACGCTGACCTGCACCAGTGGTGGCACCTCGATCTCCGGGACCATCTCCTACACGGTCAGCGGCGTAGGGAACAGCGCGCAGAACGAGGTCCACGGCACCCTCTTCAACTGGTGGACCACCCCCGGCGCCCTGCTCAACCGGATCTCGATCAGCGTGGACGGCAACTCCGACGGCGTGTACGTCCAGCAGCTGAACACCGGCGGGTCGGTCAGCACCCTGAACGACGTCCCAGCGGTCGGGGACAACCCCACCGATTGGTGGGCCACGTTCGCTGAGGGCGACCCCGGCCACATCCGGATGCAGGTCTGGGGTGGCGTGGGGAACAGCACGGACACCTGCTGGCGAAGCGAGACCCTCGCCTGATGAGCGTCGAGTCGGAGCTCCAGGAGCTGAAGGCGGACCTGACGGTGGCGGCCGGGCGGGTCGCGGACGCGCAGAACCGGCTGGACCGGGT